TTTATTGGAAGTGTTATCAACGGCTTCCGATTTATTTTTAGTGTTGAACTTAGCCAACAACTCTTTTACTGAAATCATTTCGGTATAAACTTTTAAATCCCCCGATACAGAATCAACAATTACGTTTTTAAATTCCATTTCGTGCTCTTGTAAAAGCAAATCATATTGATTTTCGTTTAATGACTTTTTCCATAACCCAGCAATATGTACGTCTTTGTGAGAATCTAATACGTTTGCAGGCGATACAGCTACTTTTACTTTAATTGTATTTTCGTCAATTACCTCAACAGAAAGAACAGGAGTTAAGAAATTAGAACCTTTTACTACTGCTGAACCTTCAATATTTTTAGCTTCTGTAACCGCCCAAAAATATTCTCCGACATCTTCTTTGTTTAGTATCTTCTCATAATACTTATCAAAGTTTTCTTTATCAGCTGTGTACTCAGGAGAATCGTTATTATAGCAAAAATAAAGCTTAACGTATCGCATCCCAACTGAATGGTTCAATACATAACCATTTTTGTATTGGTTAAACATAAACTCGTTACGGTCTTTTTTTATCACGGCTTCGTAAACTAGAACTTCTAACTTAGAAATACTATTTTCAAATGCTTTTGATGCTGTTTCAAATAACACATTTGAGAAATCAGACTTTTGTATTTCTGACCTCTTTTTGTGTATTGCCAACTCTTTATTTGCTAAGATTTCTTCTAAGTTCATTTCTTTACGATTTTAGACATTGCTTTTTCTTTATCTGCTTTTAACTTATCCAATTGCGATTGTGTAAGTTGTGGTTTTTTTACTTCTTTCATAACTACTAATTCAATTACTATTTCTACATCTTTTAACGTTGGCTTTATAGTAGAATAATTTTCTTTTCTAGCATTTAACCAACTTATTAGTTCTTCAATATAAATTTCTTTATCAATACCTAAGAAAATATTATCTAAGTTCATAATCCTAAAATTAATTTAAAATCATTACTTAACTTTCTTTGTTCTTCGGGTGTTTCGTAAATCAATGTTTCTTGAAACGCCTTCAATGTATCAATCTTAGCCTTCATTACCAATTGCATAACTGGTAAATGATTGTAAGTAGCTATTAATGATTCGCCTTTATCAATCAACCCAAAAGAACTAGCAAAGCTATTCATTACGTTGTTTGCGTCCGATTGTATGGAGTTCTGAACATAGTCTAACATTGCTTTTTCTTTGTTTTCGTAAGTGCTAGAACCATTGCTAAAATAATTCAAAATATCCTTAGACATTTCAAAAGCATTTAAGCAAGTCAAAGCATCTGAACTGAATTGCTCGTCTAAATACAAACGTTTCATATCACTAACTAAATGCTGTGCTTTGATGTTTGCGTTAGTAATAAGTAATGACTTTTTAGCAATCTTTGAGAATATATCAGTACGGTCTTTTTCTTGTATTTGCGCTTCGTTGCCATCCCCCTGAGAAGCCATCAAATACTTTTGTGACATTTTAAGATTTACATTCTTAGAAAGTAAATTTTCTTCAATGTTCTCAATAGTTTTACAAATTCCTTTTAATCGGCTTGGTGCTGAAATAAACGAGTTTTTACACAATCCATTAGCTAAATCAAACACAAAAGTTAAATCTTTAATTTTAAGTTTGTATTCCTGATTATCTAGCTTGTATTTAATCATTTTATCCTCGTAGGCTTTCTGTTCTGCTTTAGTGTACAGAAATGACTTTACCTTGTGAGTATCGTTTAAATCGATTTCACTAGGTACTAAGTTGTAAATTGAATTGATTGATTGTGTTCCTTGTACTTTGTAAGTTATGTTAGTGCCAGTTGCCGACATAAACCACATTAGCTGAAACAAAAAATCTTCCTGAGATTGGAAGTAGTTTGGTTGTTTTAATAGTTTTAGTATTTCGCTGTTTTCGATAGGCTTACCGCTAGCGTTTAAATGAGTGATTTTCATCTGTGAGAAAATCTTAGAGCGAAGTGCAATAATTGCGATTATTACAGGATTAGTCAAAGAAATATCTAAGTACTTCTCTGAGTTTTTAAATCCATCTTGGTCTAAAAAAGAATAGGTAAAATTGCCATTGCGGTCACGCTCGACATATACTTTTCTATTCTTCCAAAAGTCTAATAATCCCATAAATACGATGTTTCACAACATTGATAATTACGCAAATATAATAAAAAAATATTAACTTAATCTAAAAACTTTTACAAACCAAGAAATTACATACTTCATTGCGTCTAGCGAGTGGTCATCTCCGTTCTCTTCTGGTACGTCCATTTGTATCCCTTGCCATACCTTCCAACTGTAATTTTCATACTCATTTTCGATATTAACAGACTCTTTAGTATAGTGTATTTTGCTTTTCTGCATTGTTTCAATACCAGCAGAAATAGAACCACTACCTTTTTTTGCTTGTATTACATTATATCCTGAGTTCTTAAGTTTTCTTGATTCTTCTTTGTTCAATTCGTTGCCACTATCGCAAATTATTTGAATGTGCTTTGGTATTCCCATCTTTTCAAATTCATCTGATAGACTTCCTTTTATGTCATTTAGTGGCTTATATAATCGTTCTTTAAAGAAATAGTTTTCATCTCCGTCAAACTTCATTTCAACGAGTGCGGTTGGAGCTGATAAACCGAAATCCAACCCAAAATACGATTGATACGGTAATTTTTCAAAGTCTGCATTGTTTAGGGTTTTCCATCCTTTAAAAATACGGTTAGGCTTTTCGGCTTTTAATCCTAAGCCGTAAACCTGCCAAAGATAATTGTTTGCGGTTCCTTGTTCAACGTTAAAAGGATTTGAAGGGTCGTAACTTAATATTTTTCGTTTCTGTTCTTCAGGTACGAAAGGATTATCTTTAAAAGTAGAATGAATTACAATAGCATTGTCTCTACGGCTTACCTCATCAATCCAATGTTTATTTTTAGGATTCCAATCAATTATTATAAAGTCGCTGGTACGCATATCAATTTGGTCGAACGCTTCCAATCCAAATTTATAAGGTTCGTTTAGGTGCGCTATATTTCCCTGAAAACCGTGTACTCTATTTTCTTCATCCCCTCCCATAAATTCAATAGTAGAACCATTTGAAAAGGTATAAATAGATTCAGTCTTATTAAAAGTAACAGTATCAATGTTTGGAAATGTAGTAACGGCTTTTTTTAAATCGGCTAGGATTGTCATTTTACAATCGGCTTTAGTCTCTCGCCAAATTGACACCCTAGTATTTGCTTTTTGTAAACACATAATCCAATGTATCTGTAAAATAGAATGGGTCTTGCTCGAACGAGAAGACCCTGTATTAATTATGTATTTATATTTTCTTGAACCGTCTGGATTCTTTGCGTTAATTGCGTTCCAAATCTTTTCAAATACTATTGTGGCTTGCATAAATTATTCTTCATTTGGTCTTACAATCTCAATTTTAATGTCGTTAGATTGTATTTTTTCGCCTCCTGATTTAATATCTGTATTTTCTACTAATGAATTTAATCTTTGAGTAATTGACGGATTAAATACCCCTAACATCCCCCCAAGTATTTGATTTTCTCTAATTGAGTTCTTTATACGTGAACAGATATGACAATACTCATCATATTCATTATTGCTATTTCTTAAATAATGGTCAATACATCCTACTTCAACATCCCAACAATAACGTTTAAATCCTTCAATAGTAAGAGGTAATTTAAGAGCATCTTCTCTTTTTTCTCCCTCTTTACCAACATATTGAATTTTAAGCCATTCTTTTTCTTTTTGCTTAGAATCAGCAACGTACTCTTGAAATAGCTTCCAAAGTTCATCAGGGGATTCTATATTTCTAGGTCTTCCCATAAACTACTTCATTTCATTAGGTAAAAAAGATTTACCGTTAGACAAATATTCAGTGATTGTGTCTTGTAATAAATACAGTGTCACAAATGCAAATATAAATAAAAATACTAACATAATTCTTGATAGATTAAAATATTAATTAAAATCGCTATAGCTGCGCAAATTATCAGCTCTTTGTTTGTTGGGTTTGTTGTTTTCATCCTGTACGTTTTTATAGTTTGTCCAAAATTGTCTCATTCCATCAGATATATCCTTCCAAGCTATACCTTTTATTTTCGATTTAATAAATGCTTTTTGTTCTGGTGTGTAATTCATTTTAAAGCGATTTAAGGCGTTATTATTGGTTTCTTTACTAACTTATAGAAATTATCATAATAATCAATCTCAACATCAAAATAAACCCCTTGTTCGTCTAAATATTTAAACTCATAAATCCAATGTGATTTCAAAACTTTGTTTACCCATCGCTCAGGCATTGATTGATTAACTTTTAATCCAAACAGTCTAAAAGGTCTTCCTAACTTTGAGTGTTGAATACTAAAGTTAATAAAAATTTCGGTATCTTTTATTATAATTGAATTCATCTCAAAATTCTAAATTAATGTTATTTTCGATTCCGTTAGGATAAATTATCCCTTTTTTGTCCTGAACACAAAAAGCCTTTTTGCCTTGTTCGTTTAACTGGTCTATTCTAAACTTTTGCAAAGGCTTTAAGGTATCTTTTTCTTCTTTACACTCGATGTAAGTATCAGCTTCACCACTCTTTACACAAAGTAAATCAGGATAACCCGATTGTGTTGTTTGATACTTAGTTACCGTATATCCTTCTTTTTGGTATTGTTTCTTGATTTTGGTTTGGAACTTTGACATTGAAATCTTTTTTAAAAACTGATAGTGTGTAATCCTTCTTATTTAGAACTGTTCTATATATCTTTTCCTCGATACCTGCTTTTGCAAATATCCAAAAAATATCATTCTCTTTTCTATCCATTGTTGTAAGTCTGTCTCGGCTTTGCCAATAGCTAACTGCACTAAAGTCAATATTATAATACACCAAATACTTTGCCATCTTTAAGCTAATACCCTCACGTCCTGAGGTTATTTGTAAAGCTATCCATTTATCAGTTGTATTGAACTCGTCTAAATCGTTTGTCAATTTATCTCCAAGTGTTTCTTTGAGTGCGTTCCACTCTTCTTTAAACTTATAAAAGATACCTATCTTATAGTCTTTGAAGTTATCACGAATGTACTCGGCTTTAGAGTAGTCAATTACCTTGCTAGTTCCGCCCTCAAATTTACATGTTCCGGAATACAATTGATGAATCTTTTGTTGCAACTTAACACCAGTATCGGCTAGGATTGTTTGACCTTTTGAATTTTTTACTACTAAGTCTTTTTTCAGTCGTTCAACTAATTGGTAAGTTATAGGAAGCATCGGCACTTCTAAAACTAGCTCGTTTACAGTTGAGGTAAATCCAGCTTCTTTTTGAGTAAACGTAAGCACGTAGTATTTGATTCGTCTGTTTATGTGTTTAATGTCTGCTTCGCTGTAATCATTTACTTGAGCGTAACCAAGATGTTTAGTTTTTACGTTTACAAAGTCTTTAGCCCATTTATAAAAGTTAGCATATTCTTTGAAAGGGCTGTTATCAGACAACTGAAACGAGTGGAACCATTGCGAATGACTCTCAGGTGTAGGTGTTCCTGATAATAATATCATAGGTAAATGACTATACTTCTGTCTTGCTAGCTTTTGATAGGCTGATGCTTTTGGATATGCTGAGAAACCGTGAAACTCGTCATAAATTATCAAATCAAAATCATCGTTTACTTTGTGTAATGATTCTTTGTTTATAATAGTCAATTTAAAGTTATAATCCATTTGGTCATAATCCCATTGGATTGAAGAAAAGGCTTTGATTTTAGTAACGAATAGAACAGATTTAGCACCATAATTCTGAGCCGTTTGAAGTGCAGTCAATGTTTTTCCAGTTCTCACTTCCATACACAAAGCTACTACTCTTTTTTGATTGAGTATTATAGTAGCTTCGTTTGAAAGGGTTATTTGGTAAGGTCTAAGAGTTACCATCTGAAAAATTCTTTACGAAATTTAATCAATAAAACATCGTTGTATTCTGGATTTTCCCACCCTACAAAATCCAAACAAAATCTTTTTGATATTGGCAAAACGGTAGGCAACTTGAAATTACCATTTTTCTTAGCATTTATCCAAAAACGGATTTGATTTAATTCATAAGGCGTTAATTGAAAAGTGCCTTCAAAATCTACTAATATTTTTTTACTTCCTAAATTCTTTTTAAAAGTTGGGTTTAAATTTGCTTTCATAATTAAAAATCTAAATCATCGTTAATAATATCTTCTTTACTTTCAAATCCTGATACTGAAAATTTACGAATACCTCCATTTGTAGTATCCTCTCGTTTCCATTGTTTAAAGTCAAAATACATCCCAAGCCACCGCCCGAACCAAGATACATTCATATTTCTTGGCAACTCTCTATG